CTCTGGATTTGGAGGGACTGGCGAAGATGACGTTGTGCAACCGCTTGATGTTAATGCCAGTACTGAAAGTGCCATAACTGGCAACAATAATTGCATTCCTTTCATTTTCAGTAATCTCCCTAATTGATTCTCTTTGTTCAGCATCAACACCACCATGAACAAAGAATACTTTACGATCAGTGTGCTTAATATTATTTATCTTTTCATAAAGTATTGCTCCATGAGTTTCTACTCTACTGTATAAAATGAGAGTATTACCTTTTAAATCTAATGCTAGATTAGTAATAAATTTATTTCTTTGATCATGTGTAATTAAATATTGTATCTCATCTTCATATGTTTCAAACTTCTTAGCAGGATGTTTAAGCACTAAACACTGAATATCTAACTGAGATAAGTGTCCTTGCTTCATTAACTCTTCTGTTTTAGTTACTTTATATGATGGTCCAAATAATCCCTCTAGCACCCACTTATGAGTCTGTGTACCATCTAATGTACCAGTGAAACCAAATCTATACTTAGCATGTTCTAATTTGGTCATTATATTAACCAATGACTTACTCTTAAATAGATGTGCTTCATCACCTATGATGACATCATAATCTTTAAAGAATGATTTCTCCATTCTAAAGACAGATTGCCATGTAGTAATAGTTACTTCATTACTATTAGTTACTTCTCTTCCAGAATAAATTCTATGACAATGATTTTTTACATCCCAACCATACTCTTCAAAGTCTTTATACATCTGCTCTACTAATGATGTAGTAGGAACAACTAGTAGAATCTTCTGCCCTTTATGTACATAGTATCTTACCAAAGAGTAAATCATTAAAGACTTACCTGATGCAGTAGGACTAACTAACAATCTTCTATTATGTTTTAGACAGTCACATACACCTTCTATCTGATATTCTCTTGGTTTAAATTTAGTAATAGATTTAATATAGTCCTTTACACCTTCCTTTGATATAGATTGGTTTACTTCAAAAGGTAATCCATAATATTCATTATCTTCAAACTTATAACTATAACCATGCCTATTACAAAAGGATACTATCTTATCTAATAGACCAACATATATTTTTTTAGATCTTAAATCAAATAGATGTATCTCACCATTCCAATTCCTTTTTCTATATTGAGGCATGAACTTAGCACCCTCTACTTCAAAGGTAAAGTGATCCCTTAACTCATACTCAATATGAGGTTCTGCATTTACTTTTAAATATACTTCGTTTGACTTTTGTATAATAACGTTGGTCACTTCTACTCATCATGCTATGAGTATTTATCACCCTAGTCCAGCATTGAATCTCATAAACTCTATTGCATTCTTTATCTGAAATGTCCTATTCTGAATTACTTTTAAAATACT